TATATAAAAGATTGAAACTTTTTAATATTATATAATAGATAATATAATATGAATAAGTATATTGAAGCTTTAGAAAAATTATTTATTGAAAAAAATATTTGTCAGTCCCACGGAATTGGACACGCGATTACTGTAATGTATAATGCAGAAAATGCTCTTCACGCTCACGATTATAAATTAACTGTCTTTGAATCTAGAAGTGTTTTATTAGCTGCTTTATTGCACGATGCAGATGATAGAAAATTCTTTCCTGATAATAAAAATTATGAGAATCTAAGATTAATATTAAAGGATGAAAGTCAGGAAATGGTTGACCTAGTTATATCAATGGTTGAACTAGTTAGTTCTTCAAAAAATGGTGACAGTATTCCTGCACATGTTGCAGAAAGAATGTGGATGTTAATTCCTAGATATTCTGATAGAATTGAAGCAATTGGTCTTATTGGAATTAAAAGAGTTTTTCAATATGCTAAAACTGCAAATAATCCTTTATATGTGTCTACAACACCAAAACCAGGTACTGAAGAAGAAATTTGGGCTCACGCTACTATTGAAAGATATCGAGCTTACACTGGTGCTAGTGATTCTATGATTGACCATTTTTATGATAAATTATTACGGACGACTAATTTCCCTATTAAAAATCTTTTCTTAAATACGGAAGCAAAAGCTAGAACTAAACCAATGATTGAATTTTTATTAATGTTTGCTTCAAAGGAAGAATTAACTGATATTGATATTATGGATTTTATTGATAATTATCACAAAAGGATTATGAGGAGACATCTTTTAATTTAATAAAATATTCATCTAATCTTGTTAACTTGGTCTTTATTAAATTTTTAAGAAATCCATAATCATTAACTAATTTTTTAATTAATTTATCACATTCAGGTTTTTTTAATCTTAAATCTTCTTCTTTTATTTCTAATACAGTTGGATTTAAAAAGTACTCTTTTGTTTCTTGATAATTAAACTCAATAGGTATTTTCACATCGTCTTTTTCCATACACAGTATTGTATCTTTTATATTTTTACTTTTTTTAAAGTAATCAAATATTGCTTCTGGTTTTAAATTAGGAATTCCTGGACAATAATCAGAACCTAGCAAAATACAAAATTCAATAAATTGTTCCTGATTTAGTTCTAATTTATTTAATAAGTTTTCTAATTTTATTTCAGTTGGTTCTATTTTATGAGAAGTTAAATTTCTAACTATTTTTGGAGAACCAAATGTTAAAATATCCATATCTTCGGTTAATACTGCATCTACTAATCCTTTTTTAGCTAAATAAGCACATTGTGAATCTGCTTCTTCCGGTGCATTTATAAAAGGAATACCCATAGTAGTCAATAAATCTCTACATTGGTCCCATTGTTCTTTTGTTATTATCACACATCTTTTGAAATATTTTATTTTATCTTCTTCTGTTTCTGCTAATTCCATTTTATCAAATGCTTTCTTTTTATTATTCTTTCTATCTTCTAATGTTTTATACTTTAATTCAGGTGGCTTACCATCAAAAACATAAACAGGAATAATATTATTATGTAATAATTCAATTGTTTTATTGAATAAGCCTAAAATATGTGAAGTTATTTCTCCTTTTTGGTTTGTAAAATCTGCGCCAGAATTTCTAATGGAAATAATAACTTTATAAATTAATATACTTATATCAATTGCTATTTTTTTATTCTTAAAATTTTCTTTTTTAATTTTTTCTTCATTAATAAACTTTAATAAACATTTTATACCCATAAGGTTAAAATAAAATATTAATAAATCTTTATAATATATTAAAAATATTAAAAAAATATTAAAAATTTATTAATAATATAAAATTTATATTATCTACTATAATAATATGAGCTATCAAATCGTTTATCCTTACCCTGCTGTAATGTCTATTGATGCAGAAAGTTTTAAAGATGCAGTTAAATTTTATGCTAAATTAAATTATAATTATTCTATTAATTCTTTAATTATCAAAGACCAAAATAGATACATGAGAGCTGACTTGAACTACTTTAATGAAGGTAAAAAGAAGAAAGTAGGAATCTCTTTATTTCCTACTGTATGGCCTGTTGAAGAAGATGGAAGAATTAATATGGATATGTTCCCCTACACTCCTACTGTAACTTATGATACTAAAGAATACCCTGCTACTACTTATTTGGAAGCTGATTTTGTTCCCAGAATTGTTGCTAATCCTGTTGCTGTAGTAGCTAGTCCTTTAGCAGTAGCCCCTCTTTTACCTCCTATTGTATCAGGATTACCTAGTATTCTATCTTATTATTAAATATTCTTTATAAAAATATATTATAAAAAATTATTTTATAATATATATTTAATGAGCAACGAATTTGTATTAATTCCATTAACTAATGAGAATTTTGAAAATGTAAAATCTATTCCTATAGAATCTATTGTAGAATCTTTTAGAAGTATAAGAGAACCTGACGTAATTAAAGAAAAACCTATTGAAAAAACTACTGTTGCAGACGTTAATAAAGTTATTGAAGCAGAAGCAACTAAAAATCTTGCAACAATGTGTAAAATAATTATAGACGGTACTGAAAAATCAATATTACCAATTGTTAAAAATATAATAGTAAGTTTAAATATAACTATACCATCAGATTTTCTTCCTTTTTTTAATGGAGAAGAACAAGAACCTCCTAAACTTATGAATGGTAAAAACTTAGTATTAAATGTAAATTTTTTATTAGATCTTTATCAAGAATTTATTAATCAAAGAAATATTTGTTTGGATATTATTAACAAAGAAGTTTTAAAAGTATCTAAATCTGATCGTTCATTATTTAAAATTAATTTAAATTCACCAAATCAAAAGTTAAGAGAATTAATAAGAAATACAATTAAAAGTAGTTGTACAAATCAAAAAATGTTATGTCCAATGATAGCACTTTCAGATGCAGCGTTTTATGCACACTTAAGTTTAGGAGAAAATATAGAGACATCAATGTTGTATAAGTCACGTTTAAATGAAGTTAGTCAAACAATACAAAATCCTAGTTTTAATCAAAGATGGTTTTCTGTCACAATGGAATTAATAAAAAATATGGAAGTTATTGGGTTTGTAATGGGTTTCCTATTTATATATTCACTTATAAATCCAGTTGGTGATTATTTAGGGCTTTCGTTCTATAATCGTGGATTAAGTGGTATTTCTTCTGAAGAAGATCCAATCCTTAAAATGAAAGAAATTAAAAATTTTTTAGATGAAAATTTTGTGAATCCTTTACTATCACAAATATGCTCTGAATCAGATTGTAGTTATATATATAATTATTTAGTTACAGTAATTCAAACCTTAATGGGTCGTTTTAGATATACAGAATATAGAAAAGAAGAACAAAATATGATTACTCTTTTAAATAATAAAACTTTTAAAAATAGAGTAATTAAAATGTTTAAAATGAATTACAACACTGTTACATCATTTGTAAATTTTTATAATAATACATTTAATATTTTGAATAATAATAATGCGACAGTATTAATTAGTAAAGTAATAGATTTGAACAAACAAGGAATAAAAGTAAATCGCATGCTTGTTGAAAAAATATATTATGATCTTTTTTATACTTACATGTTGCCTGTATTTGAAAGTTTAGTTAATGATTTAAAAGGAATTGAGCCAACAAAGCCAGCAACACCAACAATTCCTCCAACAATTACTCCAATTCCTCCAACACTTGCTGAAACCATTACTCAAATCATTTCTCCTATCATTTCCCCTATGATTGCTCCTATGATTGCCCCATCGCCAGCTCCCTCGTCTGCCCCATCGCCTGCTCCCTCATCCGCCCCCTCATCCGCACCATCGTCTGCCCCATCATCTTCTCCCTCGTCTGCACCATCGCCTGCTCCCTCGTCTGTCCCATCATCTAAATCATCATCTGATTCAGTAGATACAAAGCTTTGTCCTTCAAATTCTTTAGATATAGGTGGTATATGTGTTTCATATCAAGCTTTAGCTATAGTTATAGGAGTAGTGTTATTATTAATAGGAATATATATGAGTATGAACATGAGTAGAAGTAGTTATGACGAATAATTAAAAAAATTGTTTTAATTAAATATTAATATTTATTATTAATATTTAATGTCAAAGAAAATATGTTTTATACATACTGAAACCACTGGGCTTCACGATTTAATGAACGATAAGGTTTATAAGAAAAATCTTTTTGGTTTTGCTAGAATGGTTTCTTTCTCTTGGATTATTGCAACTAGAAATAATATAATTAAGAAAGAACACTTTATTATTAAACCAAGATGTTTACAAATTCCAGATGACTGTGTAAAGTTTCACGGAATATCACAAGAGATTGCGTTGAAAAAGGGGAAAGAGATTGAGACAATTCTTACTAAATTCAAAGATGATTTAGTAGGAGTTGATATTATATGTTCTCATGGATTAGAATTTCATTTGAAAACTGTTCAAGCTGAGTTAGTTAGATATAATAAAGCAATGGATTTTAATAAATTTCTATTAATTGATACAAATAGTTTTGAACATAATATAAATCCAGCGACTCTAGTTAATATCAGTAAAGTTTATTTGAAGAAGGAAGTCAAAGATAAAACAGTAGATGTTATTGCTGAATTATTTTTCAAGTTTTATGATGATTATGAAAATAAAATTAAATCTGGGTAGCATATTTATAGTCTAACTCATTTTCATAGGGTAATGTATTATTACAACTACTTAAATTCCATACCAAGTCAGGATATTTAATACATTCTTCTTTTGTTACAAAATCAACACAAGTAAATCCCCCCATTTGTCTACAAGAACCAAATTTTTTATTGTTTACACATTGATTCATTTTAAAAGGTTCTCCGGCAATTGATTCGCCTTCTTTTATTGTTCTTAGAAAGTTATCATTGTAATCATCACAATATTTTGTTGTGTTATACGTATAAACAAATTTAGCTCCTAATCTTTTTTTTCTAATTACACAACAATTAGTATTATCGTAAATATTTGCTTCAAAATTTTCTGTAATTCTCCTTAAACAATAATAAAGTAAAAATACAATACTAATGTAAAATATAATTTTTATCATTTATATTACGTTATATAATATTCTAAAGAATTAAATTTAATATTATATATGGATAAAGAAACATATACAGTTACCCAGTTTTGTAATTTTGTTAAAAATGTTCTACCCAATAAAAAGTTCTCTGTTATTGGTGAAATTAATCAATTAAAAAATTCTCACGGTCATTTATTCTTTACATTTAAAGATAATGAAAACTGTTTGAGTGCTACTATTTGGAAAAGTAGAGCTGAACAAATAAAAGCAAATTTAAAGGAAGGAGATAAAGTAACAGTGGAAGGACGGCTGGATTTTTATAGTGCTACTGGTAAATTAAATTTTATTGTTGATAAAATATTAACCAATGAAGGATTAGGTGATTTACAAAAGAAATACGACCTAATTAAAGATGACTTTCAAAAGAAAGGTTATTTTGAAAATTCTAGAAAAAGAAAACTAGAAGGACCAATTAAAGATATTCTAGTTTTAACTTCTGAAACTGGTGCTGCTTATCATGACTTTGTATTTGGATTAGAAAACGGTAAATCAAAAGTTAATGTTAATTTAATTGATGTAATTGTTCAAGGAATAGATTGCCCTAAGAATATTTGTATTGAAATGGAGAAAATAAAGAATAAGAAAATGAAATATGATTTAGTAGTTTTAACTAGAGGAGGAGGAAGTTTTCAAGA